AGACTTCGGGTACATTTGCCAATCAGCGCTTGACTTAGAGCTGCAAATAGAGTAGTAGCCCTTTTATGCCACAAGTCACGCAAGAGGAGCTAAACAAATCCATGGTTACGCTCGGCGTAGGTCGTTACCGCGCAAAAGTAGAAAGTGCTAAGGGACGCTCTGCGGAGCTTGAGACGCGATACGGGCAAGCCCTGATGCGAACCGCTCTGCCGAAATACACTACAAAGATTGGCGAGTGGCTGATTGCTGTGTCTGAATATGCGACACCCGCCAGATACCAGACAGAGCTGCAAACTCTTGAGCCTAAGGTAATTGCCTACATTGCAACCAAAGCAATAATCGACAGCATCACAAAAAAGCGCCCATTGTCTCAGGTAGCAATCTTTCTAGGCGCTAGGCTGGAGGATGAACTTCGTTGTCGTTTTCTTCTAAATAACAATGAGCAGAAGGGCGCTGGCATCCTGTTAGGCGCCAAGCGTCGCAAGGGTCTCAACGCTAAGGTTCGCCATGTGCGTTCCTCCATGAAAAACGAGGCATCAAAAGGTCTCATGCCTGAATACAAGAAGTGGCCTACGCGAGACAAAGCTAACGCAGGGCTCGCCGCAGTAGAACTCTTCCGAAGCTGCACGGGTCTCATTGAATACAACTACGTCCTTGAACGCGCAGGTCGCCGCCCTACTCGCTTCGTGGCGCCCACCCAAGAGCTACTCGACTGGATTGAGAACTACAATGACAACAGAGAGCTAGTAGAGCCCTTCTGGATGCCCACAGTGGAGCTACCAGAGCCGTGGACTAACGTGTGGAGCGGGGGCTACCCCAAGAGCGACAGCCTACCGGATGTGCCGTTCATCAAGACATCCAACATGGAATACCTGCGCTCGATTGAGGGAGGGCTTGAGGAACCCATGGAGGCTGTCAATCTAATCCAACAGACGCCGTGGGAAATCAACTCAAAGGTCAAGGACGTTCTTGAGTGGTCTTGGGACAACAACGTGGCAATCGGTGACATACCCAACCGAAAGGACGAAGAGTTTCCCCCGCTGCCCAGTGACTTCAAAACCAACAAGGAAGCCAATACAAACTGGCGCAGAGAGACAGCTAAAATATACGACATAAACCTGTCAACCAAGTCTCGGAGGTTGTTGACTGCAAAGGTTCTTCACTTAGCGAACCGCTTTGAGGGCAACAGGTTTTTCTTCCCGTCCAATGTGGATTGGCGGGGCCGAGTCTACAACATCCCATCGTTCCTAAACATACAGAACGCAGACCCATCTAGGGGGTTGTTGAGGTTCTACCGACCAGAAAGAGTCAAGACGGAAGACCAAGCGCGGTGGCTTGCCATTCACGGAGCTAACACCTATGGCAACGACAAGGTAACACTAGACGAGCGCGTGGAGTGGGCTATGAGCTACGCAGACGAGGCTCAGTTGATTGCGGACGACCCCAAGGCTCACCTAGCGTGGAAAGACGCAGACAAACCTTGGCAGCACCTAGCGTGGTGCTTTGAGTGGGCTGAATACACCCGCAACGGGCGCGTAGACACAAAGCTACCCTGCGCTCAGGACGCTACCAACAACGGATTGCAGCTACTAGCTTGCCTTACGCATTGCGAAGAAACAGCCTATGCAACAAACGCATCGCCAACTCCCTACCCCCAAGACATTTACTCAGTGATTGCTGGGCGTGCCGTGGAGAAACTAACAGCAGACTCATCGTCAGGCAGCGCCACGGCAGCTAAGTGGTTGAAGTTTGGTGTTGACCGCAAAGCAACCAAGCGCCCCACCATGGTATACCCGTATGGAGGGACGTTCTATTCGTGTCGCGCCTACATTGACGAGTGGTATCAAGACCGCCTACGAAAAGACCACGCTGAGAACCCATTCAGTGAGTCTGAGCGATACACTGTGACGGGCTACTTGGCTAAACTGGTTTGGCAGTCCATCCATGAGGTCTTTGACCGCCCAACAAAGTGTATGAAGTATCTACAGGGCGTAGCCAAAACACTAACAGAAGCGGGTAAAGATGTGACTTGGACAACACCGACTGGATTCCCTGTTCTACAGCACTACACCAAACAAACATCCAAGTCGGTTTCAACCAAGATAGCGGGTGAAGCAACGTGGGTAAACTTCCGGGACAGCACTGACGAGCTAAGTGTGGCAAGAGCAAAACAAGGTATTTCTCCTAATTTTGTTCACTCGCTTGATGCGTCCATTCTTACGCGCAGCGTAATCTCCGCTAACGCCCTTGGTATATGGGATTTCGCGTGTATTCACGACTCGTTTGGGACCCACTCAACACGCTCTCAAGCCCTCGCAAATGCCATCCGGAAGTCAGCATCCGAAATTTTTAGTGTTGACGTCCTCAGAGATTTCGACAATACCTTGCGGCGTTCTGACCCACAGTTGGAATACCCTGAGTTACCTGAGTATGGAACTTTCGACCCGACAGAGGTTGAACATAGTCAGTATCTCTTCAGTTAAACAATACACAACAACCATAAAGATGAGTAAAGATGTTAATAAATTAGTCACCCCTATCGGAACTTCAGTCTACCCTAAGTTGGTAGAGCCTGACACAGCGTTTGATGATGCTGGTGTCTACACCTGTAAACTCCATGTTACCAAGGAGGAATACGAAGAGTTCAAGGCTAAGGTTGATAAGATGGTAGAGACCGCTTATGAAGCCGAGTGCACACGCCAAGGTAAAGAAGTTCGCAAGGCTTCTAGCAGCCCTGTTCGCATCACCGAAGATGGAGACTTTGAAATCTTCGCCAAGCAGCGCGCTAAGGTAATCACTCGCTCTGGTGAGACCATTGAGTTCAACATCCCGTTGTTCGACAGTCAGGTTAAGCCCATCACTAACAAGCCTAAGATTGGTTCTGGTTCTAAGATTCGTATGAGTGTTGTTTTCAGCCCTTGGTATGTTTCTTCTCAAGGCTGGGGCTACACTCTGCGTCTCAAAGAGGCTCAGGTGTTGGAGCTTGTTGAATACTCCGCAGGAGGAGGCTCTTCGTTCAGCGCGGAAGCTGACGGCTACACTTCAAACGGAGAATCACTGAGTGATGCCTTGGAAGAAGACCAAGCCCCGTCAGCACCGTTCTAACGGATACCGCTCTCGTTTCGAGGAAAGGTTGGCGCTCGGCTTGCAAAAGCGGGGCGTTGACTTCTCCTACGAACCAGAGCGGTTTAGTTATACGGTAGTCCGACACTACACGCCCGACTTCATTTTCCCTAATGGAGTTATTGTTGAAGTGAAAGGATACTTCACCTCAGCGGACCGAACAAAGCACCTGAAAGTCCGCGAATGCAATCCAGACCTTGACATACGTTTCTGCTTCCAGAACGCTAAGAATAAGCTCAACAAGAAAAGTAAGACGAGCTACAGCGACTGGTGCGAGAAGCACGGGTTTGAATGGTGCGAAAGAGTAATACCAGAAGAATGGGTTTCATAAACACACACTTGCCGTGCGAAGATTGCGGCAGCAGCGATGGTCTAGCCATCAACGAAGACGGGAGCTCCAAGTGCTTCGTCTGCGGCGCGTTCACACCGAGCCGCGATAACCAACACACAACACAAATGCAACACACTGAACAGACACAAGAAACACCCCAGTTCATACAGGGCGACTTCATGGCCATCCCCACACGGGGGATACACAAGGAAGTCTGCCAACGCTATGACTACCGCATTGGCGAACACCGAGGAAAGGTGTGCCATGTAGCCACCTACCGCAACCCCGAGCGCACCGTCGTCAGCCAGAAGGTTCGCTACGAGGGCAAGGAATTTACCTCTATCGGAAGCCCCGCCTACTTTTGGGGTCAGCACCTTTGGCCTAACGGAGGCAAGCGCCTGACCATAACCGAGGGCGAGATTGATTGTCTCACCGTAGCTCAGGTAGTAGGTGAAGGTAAGTGGCCTGTTGTTAGTCTACCTAGCGGAGCGCAAGGAGCCAAACGCGTCTTCCAGAAGCAGATGAAGTGGCTTGAGAAGTTTGAGGAGGTCATCCTCATGTTCGACAACGACGAGCCCGGAAATGCAGCAGCCGAAGCTTGCAGCCATGTTCTCCCTGCGGGAACCTGCAAGATTGCACACCTAACAGGCAAAGACCCCAACGAGCTTATGGTGGCTGGACGCAGCCGTGAGATTGTTGACGCCTACTGGCAAGCTAAAGTGTGGCGCCCTGATACAATCATGGACGGAACAGAACTGTTTGAACGCCTAACAACAAGCAAGGCGAACGATAGCGTGCCTTACCCTTGGGCTGGTCTCAACGACAAGACCCACGGCCTACGCCTTGGAGAGATTGTTACGCTCTGCGCTGGCTCTGGTATCGGCAAGAGCGCCGTAGCAAAGGAGCTCGCTCACCATCTAATCAAGCACACCGACAAGAAGATTGGCTACATCGCTTTGGAGGAATCCATCGAGCGCACCGCCAACTCCATCATCGGGCTTGAAATGAGCAAGCTCCTGCACCTTGAGCCTATCAAGGTAGACGACGACTACAGGAAAGCTTTTGATTCTACTGTTGGCAGCGGTCGTATGTTCTTCTATGACCACTGGGGTAGCCTTGAGTCCGACAACCTGCTCAACCACATTCGCTATATGTCGAAGGCGCTGGGTGTTCAGTATTTGGTGTTAGACCACCTGAGCATCGTGGTGTCGGGACTAGACAGCGGTGACGAGCGGCGCATCATCGACAACACCATGACCAAGCTTCGTGGTCTTGTTGAGGAGTGCGGTATCGGTCTTGTTCTTGTTAGTCACCTTAAGCGCCCTGAGGGTCGCGGACACGAGAACGGAGCAGAGACTACGCTTGCTCAACTCAGAGGCAGCGCCAGCATCGCACAACTCAGCGACATGGTGTTAGGTCTTGAGCGCGACCAGCAGGACGCAGAGGCTCGCAACATAACCAACGTGCGCGTTCTCAAAAACCGCTTCAGCGGGGACACTGGGCTTGCTTCAACGCTTCGCTACAGTCACATCACAGGTCGCCTCTCAGAAGAAGAGATAGCAGACGACCCTATTGAAAACGAACAAACTCCATTCTCATAACAATGTCACAACCACTAGAGCAACAAGTCGGCGGGGGTCACTACAAGGACTTCACAATTCAACCCATTGAGTTCATTCAAGGTAACCGTCTAACATTCTGCGAGGGCAACGCGATTAAATACGTGTGTCGCCACCGGAACAAGAACGGAAGGCAGGACATCGAGAAAGCCATTCACTACCTTCAACTGCTCTTGGAGTTGGAGTATCCAGAGCCGCCATTTTGTGTTGCAAATGACACACAACCACCAACCGAGAACGCAAACTGTGCTGGCACTGATGCCAGCAGAAAAGACTCATGAAAACACAATCGACTCCAACGCTGGCAGCAGTTGACCAGCCACGACTTGTTCGCGTGTATCAATTTGAAATGTG